CCGTGAAAATATCAGTAAAGCACCGACATTTGCACTAACAAACGAACATGAATCCTGCATTGTTGAAGAGTTTACAACGTGATTGAACTTCCACCCGATTTTATTCATGAACCACCAAAAGGATACCACTACGAAGTGGAGCACTTTCGACGTAATGTTTGTCGCATTTGCATTGTCAATGATGGTAGTTTCTCCTATACTAATGATGCACCTAAGTGTGTCTGGGGATTCTATGATGTTAAAAAGAGAAGGTATTCAGCGCCTATTAACTGGTCCAAGCAAGGAGATCCAGTAGACATCAATGACACTCGTCCTTATACTGCTATGCAGTTAAACCTCAATCCTCTGATGGCAGCATTTCAATGAATTACATTCCTCAGGTTGATGACTATGTAAAATGGAAAGACCATGAGGGATGGGTTTATTTTAAGTGCGATGATTCCATCAGCATTGAGTTAGGTGTGAAGGACAAAGTGTGCGACAAAGGTACATGTCACAAGAAAAATCACATTTTACTTGTATGTCCTAACTTTTATTGGGATGAATTAGTGTATGTAAAGAATAGACGAGATAGGTCTGATGATGAGTACAAATCACAGCAGTACAGACACAAAGACCCGTGAATAAATTATGGGAAATTTGGAAGTATGCCATAGGAAGTTTCAGTGACGACAAGACAGCTCCTTACGATAATTACGTTGCTGGCATACGCACCATTATATTTGTTAGTTACATGGTCACTAACGCTTTTATTGTATCTGGAGTAATCCGCCATTGGAATGATGTATCAAGTTCAGTACCTCAAACCCAAGAAAAAGGGTTTTGCAAAGCAAACAGCAACATTCATGAAAATTGATGATGCTGTATTTTGGGAGAAAGTCATGACCGAACAGGGATGTAAGGACTTTCAAATTCTAGTTAAGTAAAGGGGTACCGTCTAAAGTGTCCCCATTGTGTAACCAACCATTCAACATGGATTGCTATCTGACTGAACAACAAGTTGAAGAACTTGTGAACTTTGATTGTGTTGAACAAGATCTTGCTGATCTAGTTGAAGATGGTCCAAAGTTCAATCTTGATGAATATCTGAACTCTGATATTGATTATTGATGAAACTTAAAGGAAAACCACTTCGTCGGGGCGCACCAACTGGTCGTCAACTCCGACGAAAAGCACAAAAACTAGGCAGAACAACTAAATTTGGATCTGCTATGAAAACACTAGGATTTATTCACAACCTCAAATGAAACCTGCTGAAATTCTCTATCAACTGCGCGATCTTAATGAAGAGTGGCGCAAGCAATCTTTTGCTCTCACTAATGAACAGCAAGAAAGATACAGCAACCTGATTGCACAACGTCGCGAACGAGTTAAGTTCTTCTACGACAATAATCTCGTATCTAAGGGAGGATTGCGGAAGAAGGATGAGGTTCAGGAAGAGGAGCAGGACTAAATATAGGGAGGACTAACAACATTCAGATGAAAACGTTCCAGCAATTTATCACTGAGGTCTATGACAAAGATGTTATGGGCCGTTCACAAATTCGCCGCACTGGTGAAGGTGGACGAATTGGTGCCGAGCGTAAGAAATCTGAACCAGAAAAACGCAGAATGAAGGCTGCTGGCGGGGGCAAAATGGTCCCCGCTAAAACATATAAAGATAGAAAAGATATTGGATCTCAGAGACAACGATCCACTAGAGAACAGCAACCAACACAGGCAAGAGGATCTGCTGCTGATGCACAGAAAGCAGCAGCACAAGCAGAAAGAAAGAAAGCAGCACAGGCAAGAATCGCTGCTAGAAAGAGTGGCAAAGCAGTACCTGAAAAGAAACCAACTCCCACTGCATCACAATTACTTTCTAAAAAAACAACAAAACCAGCAAATCCTAATTACAAACCACAGAAAGCATCAGGTAAAACTGAAGCAGAGCGCAAAGCATTAACGAAGAAGGGAGAAAAGGCCCTCAGAGATATGAGATTGAAGAATCTTGGCAAAAAATCTGAGAGAGAACTGAAAAACCCCATCACTGCGAAAGAAATTGCCCGCAGAAAGAAAGAAGGATAAAAGGGGTACCGTCTAAATTGTATCAACATTGAATCACCTACATCATGGCACGAGATCTTACCAACATCCCGGAAGGCAGTTGCGTGTGCTCACATTGTGGTGAGTTAAAAGAAAACAGCAACTATTCATTTTACAGCAATAGGTTTACCAAGGATGGCAAACGCCTTCGGGTGAATACTTATTGCATCACATGTTCTACGCAGATCAGTAGAGATCTGAGCAAGATTAAGAGAGCAATCAAGAAAGAACATCCGCAACCAGCATATGGAGAACCCTGTGCATGTTGTAACAAACCAGTATATGCACATAAGAAAGATGTTCCCGCAGGTGTTGACGGAACATGGGGATGGCAATGTGATCATGACCACAAAACAAATAAATTCCGTGGATGGTTATGTAAAAAATGCAACACAGGTATGGGAGCAGTAGGAGATGACCTAAAATCTGTGCTCCGTGTTGCAAATTATCTTATAGGAGATGATTCAGAATCTCGGCAATATGCTATTGAGTATCTTAAAGGGGGTACCGTGTAAATTGTCCTGATTATGGAGATTGACAACCTCTCTAAAAGTTGTTAAAATGACTTTAATTAAACTACTACATCATGTCTGTCACTGCTGAAGTGAAAACCGCTCCAAGAATTGACGTTTGCACATCACTGGCAAACCGTATTCTTATGGGTGAATTTGATTGTTCTGAACTTGAGGATCTTTCCTCAATCATGGAACTTGTTTTCCTCCAGATTCGGGAGCAAAACATTATTGACCACATTTGCATCATCGCTGATAAAGTTGATGAAGCAGAAGGAGATCTAAAGAATACTGATCCTGTTCTTCTTTGGGAAGAAGCAGGTAAAGATGGTGAAGATATTGGTGGTGATGGCAATCACACCAGGATGGGATTGTGTCAATCCAAATATGCTGACAAGATCAAAACTCGACGAGTTCCTAAAGTTATTTGGAAAGGTCTTGGCATCACCACCGAAGAAATGGTGATGATTGGTACTATTCTTAATAAACAGAATGAGAAAGTAAAAGCACCTAATAGTGATGGTACACTTATCAAGCAATTAAAAGAATGGAAAGAACTTGGACACGATTTTGATTCTGCTTACTCTCATGAAGCACTAAAAGCACTTGGTAAAGACACCAAGAAACAGCGCGACACTGTTATCAAAAAAGCAAAAGAAGATTATCTCAGAAATCAAGCATCTGCTGCTGGTAAAAAAGTTAAGCAATATGGACAAGGTGCTTCTGAGGCTGCTAATGAAGAACTGAATAAGAAAGTTGAACGTCTTCGTGATTCTAAAACCATGGTTGTCAAGGGACCAACTGGTCACACTAAAAACCTGGAGTGGAGTGTAATTGGAGAGATTACTGATCAAGAAGTAAATGCAGGCAAACACAAAGTTGCTCTGGTTCTTTACCACAACTCCTTTGAAAATAAGGAAAAATGGGAGGGAGATTATGGAACTACTTTCCTGAAACGACTGAACACTTATCTGTCTATGTTGCAACCTGTTGAGGTTATGCTTGATGATGGTGGTATTGTTAAGTACAACTATCAAGCACAAGTTTATTTCATGGACTTCCTTGAAGATGATGGACGACAGAACATCAAGACCGACTGAATAAAAGAAAGGGGTACCGCCTAAAGTGTGCCCCTAATATAACGACCTGATTATGATTACCCTTCGTCCACATCAAGAACGCATCAACGATCGTATGCTTGCATACAACAAGGGTCAAATCATTGTGCCTACTGGTGGTGGTAAAACTCTCACCATGATTGTTGATACTAAGCGTCGTCATGATGTTATCAACAATGGCACCACCACAGTTGTTGTAGCCCCCCGTATTTTGCTGGCAGAACAACTGTGCAGTGAATTTATGGAGGTTATTGATCCTAACAAC